GTCAATATCGTCGTCTCCTTCTCCTTCTGCCGCAGAGTATGAGCTTTTAACTGATTATTGGGCAGTTACTTTCCCTCAATCTTCTGCTTCTGCCTCTCCCTCTGTGTCAGAATCCGCCTCGCCATCTGTTAGCCCTTCGGTTTCCGAGTCCGTCTCAGTCTCTGCCAGCCCTTCTATTAGTATTTCTTCTTCTCCGTCAAGCTCGATTAGCCCTTCTATCAGCATTTCTGCCTCGCCCTCTCTGTCTCAGTCTTTTAGCCCGTCGGTGTCTATAAGCCCTAGTCCTTCCGTGTCAGAGTCTCGCTCACCGTCAATCTCCGAGTCTCTGTCTATTTCGCCTTCTCCCTCAGTCTCTGAATCGGCTTCACCAAGCGTTTCTCCCAGCTTTTCCATAAGTGCTTCTCCCTCGTTGTCTCCTTCGTTTTCACCGAGCGTTTCGATCTCTTTTTCTCCAAGTATCTCGGAAAGCCTTTCTATTTCGCTTTCTCCATCGGTATCAGAATCAATTTCAATCTCGGCCAGCCCTAGTGTTTCAGAATCGGTTTCTGAGTCTCCATCTCCCTCTTTCTCGACCTCCTTGTCGCCGTCTTTTTCAATTTCGGCTTCCCCGTCGCTGTCTCAGTCTTTTAGCCCATCAATATCGGAGTCATTTTCTCCAAGCGTTTCTGAGTCTGTCTCGGAGTCTGCTAGCCCTTCCGTGTCAGAATCGGTGTCAGAGTCCGCTTCTCCATCTATTTCAGAATCTGCCTCGGAATCCCTGTCTCCGTCTGAATCAATTTCGGCCTCTCCTTCTTTTTCTGTCTCTGCCTCTCCAAGTTTTAGTCCTTCTATCTCGGAGTCATTATCTATAAGCCCCTCTCCCTCTCTTTCCGAGAGCCTTTCTCCCTCAGTTTCCGAATCAATCTCAGAGTCCCCGTCTCCCTCATTGTCCGAATCTGCTTCACCCTCCGTTTCTGAGTCAATTTCGGAGTCTTTATCTCCGTCTTTATCGGAATCTGAATCCCCTTCAATTTCAAAATCAGCTTCTCCCTCTATCAGTCCAAGTCTTTCTATCTCAGCCTCACCTTCGGCATCTCCTTCTGCCACCGAGTCTGCCTCGCCAAGCATTTCGGTTTCTTTATCTATTAGCCCCAGCCCTTCGGCCTCATTTTCTGCTAGCCCAAGTTCTAGTATCAGCCTTTCCGAAAGCCTTTCTATCTCAATCTCACCGTCAACCTCCAAGTCTTTATCTATTTCTTTATCGTCATCGGCTTCTCCGTCGGTTTCTGTCTCTTTATCGCCTTCTCCAAGCCCTTCTCCAGCGGAATATACAGACAAATACGAAGCTAGAGGAAATAGTTACCTAAGCAAGTATTCTAAAAGAGAAAACTCTTATACGGGTAAATATTCAGCTCGTGGAAATACCTATATTGATAAATATCGTAAATGGTAAGGCTTGAGTCCGAATAGTTTTTTCTTCTAATCTCAAACTATGAACGCTTATGAAATTAAATATTGGAATGGTGGCCTTTCTGACGAAGAAGACAAGGGAATCAGAGGTGCTTTTAAATTTGGGAGTAACTTAAATATTCGAAAACAAGTTGATAGTCTTTCCTGTGGACAAGCTCTTGTTGATGAAGGATTGGCAAGTAGTCACTCTCCATCTTTATCTGTTTCCCCGTCTCTAAGCATGAGTCGTAGCAACTCACCTTCACCTTCGGCTTCTCCCAGTGAGACCCCCAGCCCGACAGCTTCCCCCTCTGCCAGTGCCAGTCCAACCCCATCAGTTTCTATTTCTGCCTCTCCCAGCACCACCGCATCATCTTCTGTTTCGCCTTCTCCAAGCCCAACGGCAGGATTAACAACCGTTTTTGAAGGCTTAATCCATTTTTTTGTCAAATGCACAGATGGATATACTTATGGTTTTGATAATACTGGTTGTATTTATAGAAGAGATACCGATTCTTTTTGGCAAAGAGTCTATAAAGATGAAAATGGGGCGATTAAAGGGGCAGAAGAAAAACCCTCAGCAACTACAACTTATCTTTATTGGGCTACAGACAGGGTTTTAAAACGCAAAGAAATTCCAGGGCTTGATAACTGGAACGATGTAGAGGAAGTAAACAACAATCTTGATTCTGCCGATTGGCATACAATGAAACAAATTGGAGGAGCTTTAAAGATTGCCAACCAAGACAAGCTTGCTTTGGTTGGTTATGACGATTCCTATACAAACGAGGCTCTTGATCTTATCCCTGGAAACTTAGCAAAAACCATTGTGGAAAGAGACGGTCGGGCGATTGTGGGAACATACAAGGCGGCAGACCCGAATAAAGGAATAAACGGGGCGGTTGATGCCGAATATCCGTTGGCTCAAGTTGGAGACGATGGAGACATTTATTTTGCCAATATGTCTGACTCAATGCCTGTTAAGAGGTTTCCAGGGGGAGGAAAAGTTAATCCTGGTGGAGTTGCCAACCAAATGGAGCAAGTTGAATTTTTTGAATGGGAAGAAACCGCTTTGTCTTGGATAGATAAACAATCCGTTGGCAACATGGCTTTATTTGGAGTTTACGATGCCGATGAGGGAAAAGGGGGAGTTTATTCTTTGGGGAGAAAAAACAAAAACAATTCTTTTACCCTTAACTTGGACTATTTATTGGATGTTGATGAAATTGGGGCGATCACAACAGTTGATGGGGTTGTCCTTATCAGTTATCGAGATGGAAGCGATTTTGGAGTTAAGGCCGTTGATTCTACCGCCAAAGCTCAAGGAATTTACGAAGGGCTTGATCTGTACGCCAAAAGTAAAAAAACAGTCAATATCACCAACTGGAAATCGGCGGAAATCCTAATGTCTCCTCTCCCTAATGGAGCGTCAGTCGATTATTATTATAAAATGGATAAGGCGGGAGATTGGGTGAGAGCAAAAACAGTCGCTGGAGGAACTTCTTACAATACTGCATTGAGCCAGAAGGCAGTTTTTGTCATCGGCTCAAACGGGGAAATTTTCAGCCACAAAATTGTTTTAAATCCTGTTAATAATGATAGCCCCGAAATTTATCGGGAAAGAGTTTTCTTTGATTAAATGGCAGATGAAGAAGTTAAAATCTATAGTCCAGAAGAGGTAACTGATACCGAGATTTCGACAACAGAGGAGACGACTAGCAGTAGTGTCTCCGACAGCTCCTCTTCTGGTAGCAATATTTCCTCTCCGTCAACAGTCGAGGATTCTAGTCTTCCAGTAAAAGTTACTGCCCATGAAACAATTGCTTCTTCTCTAAATACTAAATCACAAAAGATTTTAGGGGAATATACTTTTGCTGGACAAGGGGCAATTAGGATTGGTGAATATACAAACGGAGTTTCTGGAGATATAAGAATAACCCCAAATGGTATTACCGCTAGGAATAGCGCTGGGATAACAACCTTCATCCTTGATGGCGATAGCGGGGACGCAACCTTTAGAGGAACTATTTTAGCTGGTTCTGTTATTGCGGCAGAGATACAAGGTGATTTGATTGTTGCCAATTCAATAGATGTCAGCAAACTTGATGTTACCCAGCTAAGCTCAATTTCTTCTAATTTAGGAACGGTTACGGCAGGGGCGATGTCTGGGGTAAGTATTTCAATCGGTTCGGGTGATAGCGTTTTTAAGGCCGATTCAAATGGTATTTCTTTGGGAAATGATACTTTTGCCTCTGCTCCGTTTAGAGTAACTATGGCTGGGGCTTTATATGCCTCAAGCGCAACTATCAGTGGAACAATTACTTCTGGCTCTGGCTCTTCTTATACTGGTAATCAAATTAATAACGCCTATATTGGAAATCTTTCCGCAACAAAAATAACCTCAGATACGATGTCGGCTAATAGAATTTCTGGTGGAACTCTTACTATGGGAGGAAGCGGAAACGGGAATGGGGTAATTGATGTCAAAAATAGTAGCAATTCTACTATTATTTATTTAGACAGTGTTGGTATAACTTTGGTTGGAGAAAGTTGTTTAACGGCCCGCAGTGCTGTTTCTGGAACCATTTATGGTTTTTTAGATTATTACGATAGTGTCTTTAGTGTTATTGCCGGGAATGGAGCCGTAGGGTTTTTTGGGAATGTTAATACGGGAACAAACACCTTTTTTTCTGGTGCGGGAGATACTTATTTAACTTCAGGTAGTGGATATACTGTTTATATTGGGGATAGTAGCAGTGGAAGTATAAGCTTAAGAAGGAATACAACCGTAAATGCTGATTTAAAAGTCACGGGGGATGTGGATTTAGACGGGGGAACAATAAACAATAGCAATGTAATAAACAACACGACCTTTTATGGGAATAACATTTGGTATTGGAACTTGAATCATTATTGCGAGATTTTTTCTGGAGATCCATTTCAGATATTAGAATCATTTTTTCCAGAGGCAGAAGAAGAAGGGAAAAACAGCGATTGGAAAAAGGTTGACCATTCTCGTCTTAATAAAGAGATTTATGCTTCAGAGCAAGACGAAAGGGGAGAAACCGTCAGAGAAGGATATGATATTACTAAATTACTACAAATACAAAGAGTGGCGATTTTACAATTAAAACAAAGAGTGATAGAATTAGAAAATAAAAGGAATCAATGACAGACGAAGAAGAAAAAAAAGTAAAAGAGGCAGATGAACAATTAAAAAGCTTTATGGAAAAGAAGCAAAAGTTTTTTGAGAAGAACAGACATAAAAAAAATGAGTGAACCATTAAAAAAGGAAAAAGTCAAAGAAATCGAAAAAACAAATAAGTATTCTGCTGATGACTTTTTAAAAGCCTTCAACAAGCTTTCAGACGAGATGGGATATGGACTTAACTATTCTCCAGAATTTTTCCAACAGGATAATGGTAGCTTTAGTATAAAGATCATTGTCCAGGTTGTACGTCGCACAAAATAATCTTCTTGCCTTCAAATAGTTTTGTTGTTTAGGCTTTAGTCATGGATTTATTTAGTGATTTTATTCAAGCCGTTCAAGACGACTTAACAATTGACAACGATAGCCCTCTTTTTCCTCTCGCTTTAGTAAAAAGAGCGATTAACCGTGCTTATAACAAGGCTGGAGGATTGTTTAGGTGGCCGGAGACAGAAGATGCTAAAAAAACTTCTACCCAAGAAAATATCGAATATTACGACTATCCAGAAGATTGGAGACCAGATTCAATCTGGAAATTAACAGTTGACGATGTTGACTATGGAGACCCGATTGCTTTTAAAGATTATCTTTACGAAAAGGAAAACGACATCCCCTCTGGGCTTCAAAAAATGTGGGCTAATCAATGGCGTCGCTATTTTATTTATCCAACCCCAACCTCCGCGGGAGATTACAATATTTCTGTCTGGGGACAAAAAGTAGTTGAGGAAATGGAAGATGACAACGATGAAACTATTTTTTCCTATTCTATGCCGGAATGCAACGAAGCGATTGTGTTGGAAGCGGTTGCTATCTTAAAGTCTAAAGGAGAAGAAGAAAAAAGCTCTACCTTTAGAAGCACAGAGGCTAAGAATATTTTAGCCTTGGCTTGGAAGAGAATTAAAGAAGAGCAAGCCAAAATTGAAAAGACAACTCCTTTTTTAGACGTTCCAGATTACTTTGGTCGAGGAACTAAGCTAAAAAGCGACGTAGAAAGGATTGGTAATTTTTAATGGCAACCTATACTCAACAACAATTAGGAATTAGCACCCCGTCTGGCGGTTTCCAGGTTGGTGGTTGGTATGGTGGGAGACAATATTGGAACGGAACTTTTTCCGAAGCAGGACAAATTCATCCAGAAAGCAATCAACAGGGAGCAGGACAGTCCGTAAGCCAAGAAGTAGTAGCCCAAACAAATCCAGCTAATGTTTCCTATCTTCAGAAACAAGGAGCGACCCCAACCGTTTCTACTTCAGCGGTTACTCCAACTACCGCTACTGTCCCAACGGTTGGGGCTTCTATAAACCTTCCTGAAATTTATAATAGTCTTTATAAGAGTTCTGGTGTTACTGCTCTTGAAGAAAAATATAATCAAATGACACAAGCCTATAATGAAGCACAAAGCAAGATTAACGATAACCCATATCTTTCTGAGGCCTCAAGAGTTGGAAGGATTCAAAAACTAACTACCGACTACAACAATTCGGTTTCTTCTATCCAAGAACAAATCGCCAGTAAAAAGGCAGACATTGAAACACAGCTTAACTTGCAAACAAAACAATACGACATCGAATCAACGGCTTATCAAAACACTTTAAGCCAATTCAATACCTTGCTTGAATTAGGGGCGTTAAACAACGCTACCGATGCCGATATTGCTGGTTTTTCTGCTTCAACTGGGCTTTCAAGCAGTTTGATTAAAAGTGCCATTTCTGCCAACAAAGCCAAAAATATTCAAACTACGATTCAGTCTTTTGATGATGGAACAAACCAAGGGTTTAAAATAATTTCTATTGACGAATATGGAAATATTGTCAAATCCCAAACGGAGATTGTCGGGAAAAGCACAAAAACAACAACCCCCATTTCCTTGGGAGGAAGCAATTCAGATTGGGAAATATACAACGGAGGAGCGACAGGGAATACGAATCCGGACATTAGCGCAGGTTGGAATGTTGTTTTTAATACGAATAGTGTAGGGGTTGGAGGGGATTAAATGCTAAGTTCGACTCAAATTAATGCTTTTAGGCAATGGGCTTTATCTCAAGGATACAGCGAACTTGAGATTGCCAATGAAATTGCCAGAAAAAATCAGGAAACGGTGAAAACCTCTGTAAAAACCAATCAAACACAACAAAAAACAGAGGAGAATCCTTCTACTTTGATTGGGCCGACACAAACCGCAGAACAAACGACAGAAAAAACAAGTTTGCCAAAGAAAATTGTGGGAAGCGTTGCCAGTTTTTTAATTCCTAGAACTTCTAAAATTGTTAATACTACTACTGGAGGACTTAATTTATCCAAAAATCAGGATGCAACTTTAAAAGCAAACGATAATCTTTTTAAACAATCGCAAGAGTTGATTAAGCAGGCGAAAATGGAAACAGACCAGAATAAGAAAAAGGCTCTTTTAGACCAATCAAGGGAAATTACTGATATGATTTCTAAAAATACAAGTAAACTTTCCAATAAGACAAGTAATTACCAAGAAACAGCGGGAATAACAGACGAAATGCTTGCCTCAGATACAAACTTGGGTTATGCAATGAGACAGGGCGTTGGTTTAATGGGAGAAGCGGCCACTTGGTTGATCCCAGCAGGGAAAATTGTTGAGGGAGCGAAGTTGGTAAAAGGGGCAACTTTAGTAAGCAAGATTTTAAGGGGAGCGATAACAGGAGGGCTAATCGGTTCTGTTTATGGTGTTACCTCTCCCGAAAAAATGACAGCGGAAGAAAGGGCTATTTTTACCGCAAAAGAGGCGGGAGTAGGAACGCTTACTGGAGGGGTTACCACAGCGGGAGGAGAAGCCTTAAAAGGAATAGGAAAAGGAGTTTCTAAAGTTTGGGATTCTTTTAAGGATTATCTTGGCAACAAAGCCGCTCAAGGATATGGAAAAGCAAGTGCTTCCGTTTATCAAAAAGCGGTTGAGGAGCATGGAATTGATATAAATGGTCTTCTTAAAAAATATGTTCCTAAGGGAGCAGATTACGACCAGATGTTGGGAAGTGCTAAAGAGAGGGGGAATGGGGGAATAGTCAAAAAACTGTTTTCCAAAGCAGAAGGACAAATTGACGACACATTAAAATCTTCTGGTTCGAGCATTAGAATTTCTGGAGACGATGTTATTCGGGAATTAGAAAAGCAAAAGAAAGAACTTGCTAGAACAGTTGGCAACAAGGCGAACATCGAAGCCTTGAGTGAAATTATAGATGAAACCCAGAAGTTATTTAAAAAAGGAATGAGCGCAAAACAGCTTATTTCCCTTAAAAGAGCGGCCGATAATAAATTTGGTAAAGCGGTTGTTGATGAAACGACTGGCTCTGTAGCTTCACAAGCCCAAAAGAGCCTTGCTAATTTTGCCAGAACAAAGCTTAAATCTCTTTTCCCAACAATCAAAAACGCTTTGGATACGGAGACCGATTTATATACACTAAAATCACTCCTAAACCATGCTAGAGGAGTAGCCAATACTCAAGGTTCTTCTTTAAGGAAAGGGGTTTTAGGAAATATTACCGACCTTGTTAATCCTTTATTTTATGCTGATTTAGCGACTAATAATCAAAAGATTTCTTCAAATTTATTACAGTTAGGAAAAGAAAAAGTAGCTGAATCAGCTCGCTCTCAAGGAATATCTGCTCCAACAAGGTTTGCCAGTAAAGTAATTGACGGTCTTGTTGAGACTATGACAAAGACGGCTGTTGTTAAAGGAGGAACTTCCACTCAAGAAGCACAAGGTCTTTTGGAGACAATGACAGGAGAAACAGAACCTCAGCAAGAAACAACGGCTACTCAACAAGAGCAACAAGGGGAAATGATTCAGATTAGAAACAAAAAAACGGGGGAAATTAAAACTGTTTCTTCTTCGGAACTTTCCCAATATGGCCTTGGAGAACAAGCCCAAGGGGAACAAACAGAGACAGGGATGCTCCCAACCAAAAGAGATATTTTAGTCGCAATGGTGGCAGATATAGAGCAAACAGGCGGGAAAAGTATGGCAGAGTTGAAAGACTTACTTGATTCTTATGACAGTATCTATGGAGAAGAGGAAGAATCTAAACTATCAGGGACAAACTCTATTATTTATAATAAAGCCAATACTGCGACCTCAGCTCTTGATAGGATAAGTACGGCTTTGGAACAAGACCCAAGTCTTTCTATAAAGAAAGCCCTTAATCCTCTTTCTCAAGAAGGAAGGCTTCTTGGTCAAGATGTTGCTTCGGCTATTGATATTTTAGGGTACTTTAGAACTGGGGCCGCGATTACCGCTGATCAAAGAAAGGATTATATTTATATGTTTCCTTCCTTCTTAGATTCAAAGAAAACGGTAAAAGAAAAAATAGCAAGGCTAAAAGCAGAGTTTGAAGGATACAAAAAAGAATTAAAAAGTTCTAAGTAAAAATGACAAATACAATAACACTAAAGGATATTTACGATATCTGTGATAGGCTGGAGCAAAAAATGGACAGGAGAATGTGTACTGTCGAAAAAAAAATTGACGTTCTTGAGTCTTTTAGAGACAATTTACTTGGTAAGATTGCGGTTATCACTATTTTTATTAGCGCTGTTTTTACTTTATCTATCGCATGGGTAAAAGACAAACTTGGCTTTTAGTAGTATAATTTAGAAGATGAAACTTTCAATAGAACCGTTGTCACAAAATGACTTTCGCTGGAAATCCAAAAAACTTGGTTCTTCTTCAGTAACTATTGGTGGATATGGTTGTCTGCTTACTTGTCATTCCATGCTCTTAACCTATTTTGGCCATATTTATCTTCCAGACTCCTTAAATGACCTGTATAAAGAAAAGGGAGTCTATCAAGATACAAACCTCATAAATTATTGGAAAATTCCTTCTGTTTTTTCAGACATTTCTTGTCCTTCCGACGGGTATCTTGAGTGTCCCGATACTGCCGCCCCTCTTGATATTATTGATTTATACTTAAATAAGGGGGTTCCCGTAATTGCTAAGGTTGACTTTGATACCTCCACTACCACGGTTGACTCCCATTTTATTTTAATTGTCGGAAAAGATAATGACGAATATTTAATTAATGACCCACAAACAGGCGAGTGTTACTATTTCTCGGCCTGTAAATACGCAAAGTATAAAGACCCAGCCAAAGATATTTATGGTTTGCGGATTTATACTGGCCCTGTAAGCGTTGAGGAGGACAATTACAAGGTTACTTATAAAGGCCAAACTTTGGCAACTTATGAAACAAACCCAATTGACAAAATTGATGAATTGCAGAAGCAAGTTAATTCACTTAAAGAGACAGTGGCTGAGGAAGTTCAGAACAACGCTACGTTACAATCGGCTCTTACTCAACAGGAGAAAGATAACGCGGATCTTGTTACCCAAATTAGAACGGCAAATACTGACAGGGATAATGCTCTTGCCAGTTTTAAAGAAGTTAAGGGACTGGCTAAAGATATCTTAGGGATAGATCCATGTACTGCCGATCAGTTTAGAGCCGTTTTAGGGACACTAGACGACCTTAGAAACGAAAATAAAAGACTTACTAGCGAGTTAGCTAACAACCAAAGCGAGTTTAAATTTACCAGGCTTTTTGGAAAATATTATTTAGCGGTTAAAAATGGCTAAAAGTATAAGAATAAGGGGAAGAAATGAGTGCCGATAATTACATTTTTATAGACCAAGAAAAAAAACCAATAGAAATTTGGTCTTGTGTAGCCTCAGAAACAGTTGAAAGCCACGAAAAAAAGGATTTGAATTATCAGAAGATTAGGCTAATAGGAACAGCTGATACCTTAGGGGATGCGGTTCTTATCGCCAGCCTTGACGGAAGAGAAGAGGAAGCCGAGTATGGAATTAGTTTTAGCTTGTGGGCAAAATGAGCAAAGAAGATTTCTCCCAAACATGGCAAGACTTAATGCTTTTAAGAGCCGAGGGGAAAGCGGTTCATTGTTGTAACGGAGAACCAGTCGAGCCAATAATTGAGGCTCAAGTGTTTGAAGAAGCTGATAAAAGAATAGATCAAGCAATTAAACAAAAAAGGGAGGTGAAGAGAAAATGAGAGAAAAATTACAAAAGGTTTGGGACGGATTTCCAAAAGAAGTCAAGGTCTTGTTTTATATGTCACTTGCGGCCGCTATTGACCAACTTGTTAAGGAATTAGACCCAAGTTTATTAACTTTTGTTCCTACTTATTTAAGGGTTTCGGTTCTTAATATTGTTATTGTTTTTTTGGTTGAAATGGCTAAAAGATTAAGAGAGTTGAAAAAATGAAGGAAATCTTATTTCGCAGTGGCTACCCAACAGACAAATGGTTAGGGGTAACCCTCAAGCCAGAAATAAGATTGCCGACATACGACAAGACCGGAAGAAAAATACCGGCCAGATATGAGATTTGGGAAAAACCGTTTGAGGGGACCGAGGTTGCCACAAATAGTCCGCTTATTAAATTTAGGAATAGGAGGTAACATGGAAAGACTTATCATTGACGGCAAGGGAACAGAAAAACTTATTAGACCCCTGGCTCCAGAACTTCACACCCCCCCTGAAAATAGAATTGCCTTACCCGATAAGAAAGAAGTCCATATTGATTGGCGAAAAAATTTAAATTTGATGGCAGGAATTGGCAAGTTGATAAAAGAAGCCGAGATAGTCCAAGACGAAGGCACTTATAGGGTGCCGTTTTCAAACCCCGAAGTCCCCTATGCGGTGGGATTTGTTTTTTCCGACTCCCACATCGGTTCTTATACAACTGACCATGATTTGATCCGTGATGTCCTAGAAACGGTCTTGGCGACCCCAAATAGCTTTTTAGTTGATGCCGGAGACACTTTTGATAATGGGATATGGGGAGGGCTTTCACACGAGCAGTCCCTTCCAGTATATATGCAGACTTTTACCATAGAGGATATTGTTAGGGAGTTTGGGGACAAGTATGCCGCTTGTGTTATCGGCAATCACCCAGAGTGGATGTTTCAAACCGCCGGAGTAAAGCCGGAGTTCATGTTTGCCAGAGAGATGAAAGGGGTCGTCTTTGCCGGAATGGGGCTATTACACCTAGAGGTAGGCGATCAGAAATACGATATGGCTTTGGCTCATGACTATTGGGGGAAAAGTAAGATTAACATTCACAACTGCTGTGTCCGGTTAAGAGAGAATGAATACCCCAATGCAGATGTGTTTGTAGTCGGCCACCAGCACATTTGGGGCCACATGAAGGAAATGGTTGACGGCAGAGAAGTCTTATATGTTAGACCCGGAACCGCCAAGACTGAGGATAGATACGCCAGAATACACGGAATCGCTAAAAGAGGACAGCAAATGGGAATTGCAGTAGTGTTTGGGGCAAAGGAAAGAAGTTTTGAGGCTTACAGCCTTGGAGAGGCGGTAGATTTGCAGTTTTTGAGAAAAGAGATAGCCAGCTTAAAGTGATATAGTTTGTATGCGATTGTCCCGTTGACAACTTCTAAAACTTCTTTTATAGTGCTGGTATATATTTAGAGACGAAGTAGGCGTTTATTTTTTGCAAACTACAATCGACCTTCGTTGTTTCTAAACAAAACGCCTAAACGAGGGTCGGTTTTAGTTTATAAAAATATGAACGAGATAGAAATTGCTAATATTGCACACCAAAACTACGAACAAATAGTAATACTTCGTAAGTCTATCAATTTAAACTTTTGGCAATTAGTAGAAAGACTTAAAATAGCACGGGACAATAGACAGTGGGTTGTTTTAGATTGTGAAAGTTGGGCAAGTTATTTAGCACAACCAGAAATAGACTTAAACGAGGGAACAGTAAATAATTACATTAGTATTTATGATAAACTTTCAAAGTATATCAAAACATCAGACATGTGTGAGAAATTGTTGCCGTTTGATATAGATATTGGCAAACTTGCCTTAATTGCCCCAAAAGTAACGGATGAAAATGCCGAAGAACTTTTAACAAAAGCAAAAACGCTTTCAAGATCAGATCTAAGAAAAGAACTTGTTATTAAAAATATCCCCAAACCTGTCCCCGAAGGTAAATACAATGTTATCTATATTGACCCCCCATGGCAGTATGACAACTCCGGTATCTCAGGAGCCGCCGAAAATCACTATCCAACAATGAGCATAGAAGAAATGCAAAAAATAGAAATACCAAGTGATGAAAACGCAGTTATGTTTATGTGGGTTACTAACCCCTTTATAAAAGAAGCTATCCAATTATGCGAGTATTGGGGTTTTGAATATAAAACCAATATTGTTTGGGTAAAAGACATTGCTGGACAAGGTTTTTATGTTAAAGGACAACACGAACTTTTATTTATATGTGTAAAAGGTAACTTTAGACCTTCAGACGACCTTTATATTAGATCGGTTGTGCAGGAACCACGACAAGAACACTCTCAAAAGCCAATTAAGTTTTACGAAATAATAGAAACACTTTACCCAGACGGAAAATACCTTGAAATGTTTGCTCGAAATAAAAGAAATAAATGGACAAGTTGGGGGAATGAAGTATGAATTACTACGATGAAAAATTAAAAGAAGGTATGAGTTTTGAAAGTTTTATACAGAAAGTATTTTTTGAGGAGCTTGCTATAAACTTAGACTTTACAGTGTATGACAACCAAACTAAAATTGGAGAAACACTACAAGGAATTGAAGTAAAGTTTGACAATAGATACAAAGAAACAGGTAACCTTTATATTGAGGTAGCGGAGAAATCAAACCCAGACAACCCAAACTATATTAAGTCTGGCGTATTTAGAGATGACAATACTTGGTTATATGCAATCGGAAACTATGAAAAAATATTTATATTCGCTAAAAAAACACTTGTGCAAATTAAGGATAAGTTTACCCCCGTTGTTACCCCGACAAGTATGGGCTTCTTACTTCCAAATAAAGACGCAGAATTTTATTGTGCGAAAATAATTACTACCAAACCGGCAGGTGGCACAGTAACTGGAAACGAACCAGTATAAAGAATGTAGTGCCAAGCAGGAACTCATCGACGAACTCATAAGCGATGTGATGCGGTGTAAGTAGAAGGGCTTAACGCAATCCGCCCAACACGATGCATGGCCTAAGGTTGGAGAGATAGCCCCAAGTATTTGGCGAGAGAAAACGCCGTTTATAAATACGCTGAAATCTTATTACCAAATAGGAATCTATCTCCGAATCTAAAAAGCGATATGTATAAGAGTAACGGTTTAGAAAAAGAACTAGACGCTACACGCCGAAAGTGGTTAGTAGCCAAAAAGCGTGGTGATACAACCATGTGTTTATTATGGGAAAAAGTCGGTAAGTCTATTAAAGAAAGAATTGCCGCTAAAGCTGGTGTTAAAGAAAATATAAACGATATAAACGATATAAACGAGCCAGCTTCAAATTTACAAATAGAAAATATTTTCGGGGCTAAACTTATCTCTTGACAAATTGTAAATAGTGTATTACAATCGGTAAATATGGAAACATACGATGTCATGAGACTAACCTTCGTTCGGGAACTTCGTCAAAACATTCTTCGTTTATTAGAATCCGGCCTTCTGGTAAGGGAAATCGCCAAAGAGCTTAAGGTTAGCCAAAAAACGGTCTATCGCCACTTGTTTGCTATGGGGATTAAAACCCCAGAAAGAAAAAGGAAAGAATGAAAGATAAAAGAGAAAAGTTAAGAAAATGGTTTTTTGATAATAATAGAAATGTTTTTTTTAAAGATATTGGACAGTCCCTATACAAAGTTCTTACCTATGAGAAATACGAAATGTATAGAGGGAGATACAACAAACCAACAGATAAATTACTAGATAGTATTTTTGAACTTTTCATAATATGAAAGATAAACAAGAAAAGTGGGAGGAGGAATTTAACAAAGAATTTGGCTATTCTTCTTGGGTTGAATTTGGAGAATTACAGGCAGAAGTTTCCATAAAAGAACTTAAATCCTTTATCTCTCATCTCTTAAAAGCCCAAAAGGCTGAATTAGCGAAGAAGGTGGAGGGAATGAAAATTAAGTTAGGACAAAGAAACCACGAGGTTGAACAAGATGTTGCCTACAACCATGCCTGTGATGACTTTATCAAGCTATTAGAAGAATGAAAGGATATCTTAAAGAACCAACCCAGGAAGAAAGGATTCTTGACCTATTAAGAGCAAGAGGCGGAGTAGGAGTTTATGTTTATGAAATAATGGCTCCTCGCCCTCAAGGTTTGGGTATTGCCCAATATAACGCACGGATATATGGACTTCGCAAAAAGGGCTTTAATATCATTAATAAGGAACCCGGTCATTTTGTCTTAAAAGAAAATGATTTTCAATTTAAAGAAAACGGTCAAGGATGTTTTATTTAGCCTTAAATTGGCCTATTGACAAATAGTTAATAAGGTGATATTATAGAAATATGAACGAAGAAATAGACAACACTTTTTTACCGGAAGCCCCTGTCTCCATTACGGTTAAAGGCTACTACCAAGGCTTCTCTGTTTTAATCACTAAAAGAAACGCTGAAGGCAAGGTCGAACTGGACAAGATTATTTCTGCGATTGACAACATGGTCGAGAAGGGTTTTAAACCAAGCTGGAACGAGGACACGAACAAGAAAACAACTCCTAAGATCGAAGAAGTTAAAGACGAGATAGTTGCTATGTGTCCAATTCATAATGTGCCAATGGAACAGAGGACTTGGACTGACCCGCAGGGGAAGGTCAAAACCTGGTGGTCCCATTCTAAAAACGAAGACGGTGTTTGGTATAACTGTTCAGGAAAAGGCTGGAAAGAAAATATTAAAAAATAATAAAGGAGGAAAAATGTCTAACAAACAAAACGATACCTTAATGGAAGACCGCTTAGAAGCGATTAAGGAACAGGTTTTACAAATTGCCAAGATTCAGTCTCAGTCCTATAAAGACGGGTATGCCAAAGGCTTTGAGGCAGGCAAGAAACAAGCCTTAGAAAGTGTTACAAAAATTTATGAAGAAGAATTACCAGCGGAGTATGTTAATGAAAGTTTTGCCGACAATATATGATTGAACTTTCAAACAAATGTCAAAAGTGCGGAAAACTTATTAAATATGGGGTGGCCTCATATAGTTTTAATGCTTTTGGCGTTGAGTTATGTTTCGACCATCAGAATTTGGCAAGACTTGAATTAAAATCACGGATTGCTGGTTCAAAAGCTGGTTTGGTTGACAAAAAATTAGACGAAACCAGTTCAGAGCCAATAATCGCAAAAAGCGAGATGAGAGCGGGGGTAAAAGCGGATTAAGAAAGTTTTTTTACTTTCAAAGTTTGGGCAGGAAAGACCCCCGCTTTTATAAAAGAAAGGAAAGAATGAAAACAATAAATTGTAAATATTGCGGACAAGAAAGAGCTGAGAGGGGGAATGATGGGTATTTTTCAGAAGACGGAACAAAGTTTCTTCACTTTGAATGTATTTTCAGGTTGCTTGAGGGAGATATTTGGAGAAAGTTGAGGAGAGAAAGGAAAGAATGAAAGATAAAAACACGAGATATAGATACTATTTTCCACGAGATAGTATTTATAATACTTCAAAGTTTACCGAGAGAGACTGGCAGAAGTGGTGGAGAGATAAAGCGTTACTTGATTACTTGACTTGCGAAAGTGAAATGTTTAAGACAAAACCTAACACTAACGAAAGGATTAGACTTTCAAATGTGGTTTCTCAACTTGGAAGTAGGTTTATTAAATTAGATGATGACTTAGTTACTAACTTTAAAGAAAGGAAAGAATGAAAGACGATTTAAAAAGACTATTAAATGAATTTTTAACTGAAACTTATAAATATAGAACGGAAAAGGTAAATGTCCAATTTACAGATAAAAGCCTAGAGCGTTATGAATACAAAACAAGAGAGGCAACCTTGACCGATCTAATAGATTGGTTGAACGACAGGATAGAGTCTGATTAAAAGGAAGAAAGGAAAGAATGAAAGATAAAATAAAGATTAGAAAAATTGGTTCAAATCAATATAAGGCCAGATACACAAACCACTGGCTACTGAGGCTGGCCGTTTTATTCTTTGGCATTGTAGGGCTAATCTATGTCCTTTGCTGGTTTTATGAGAACGAACCGGAGCCAACGATAGTTAGCCCGCTACCAGAAAGTAGGATTATAGTTAAGACTGTTTACGCTCAAGAAAAAACAACCGAGCAAGAAGTCTTTAATATGATTGTTCAAGAATTTAGCGAGTTCGGCCCTAAGGTGGTAACCCAGGCTTTAAGTATTGCTTATTGTGAAAGTAAGTTTAACGAAGAGGCAGAAAATTACAACAATAATGGAACTTGGGATTATGGTGTTTTTCAGATAAACGATGTTCACGGTTTTGATAAGAGAACAAGACTGGCGGCCTGGGAAAATATCAATATTGCCAAACAGATGTATATTAAAAATGGATGGAAGCCTTGGACTTGTAGAAAAGTAGTTCAATAAGCTGATTAGTTATTAAAAGAAAGGAATAAAATGAAAGATAAAAGGAAATTATATTTAACTAAAAATAGAGAAAAAATGTTACATACGGCTTTATCAATAGACGAAATTTTGTATCGTAAGTTTGAACAAATGGAGGAACATATCCACGAATACGCCAGACATTTAGAAAAAACATACAAAAAAGTAAATCAGGTAAGGCGGATAAAGGATGGAGTAATTTACCTTGAACAAATTGTTGATGTCCAAAAAATAGACGGGGAAGGTTTAATTATTACAATTACTTAAATGAACATACACCAACAAGCAACAATAACAGAAGTAATCAGATATTTATTACAGAGTTTTAGGGTTTATGTTCCTTACACTTCGGTTGATTTAAGCGAAGTGATAGCTGAACAAGTTAAAATGGAGGTAAAAAACATTCTCTTTCAACCTCGGAATGATGCAACTACTCTGATGGATATTTCCAACGATTTGGAAACTTATTTTGAATTAAAGAAAAAATGATTACTGAAAGACAATTAGAACTACTGGGTTACATCAATTTAATTTTTAACACTCGTGGTGAGATACCTACCTATGAAGAAATGAAAAGACTAATGAAGGTGAAAAGTAAAGATACCATTTCAAATTTTATTGATAGTCTAGTAAGTAAAGGATATTTGGTTAAGAGCAAGTTAGGTAAAGGAAACTTGATTATCACTGAAAAAGGACAGATGAACGAAGAACCTTTTAGGTTATGTCCAATGTGCGGTCATTTATATCAACCAAGTATTAAATTTCAAGGAAAAATTGGTGGCGACCCAAATAACCCGTTTCCATTAAAAAACAAACGACTTAGTTACTAACTTAAAAGAAAGGAAAAGAATGAAAGATAAAAAAGAAGAATTAAGAGAAAAACTATTTGATATTTTAGCGAGGGCAGACAGTAGTGGTATGGACAAAACTGGTTTTATAGATGAGCTTTTTATCCTTATATCTCAAATCCTAAAAACCCGAACGCAGGAATTAGCGAAAAAAGTGGAAGGGATGAAAAGAAAAACTGGATTTACCCCTGGAGAGTTGTGTTTTAACATTGACAAACAAGAAAAGGAATACCAAGTATATATTTACAACCAAGCCATTGACGACTTTATTAAACTATTAAAAGAAGAATGAAAGATAAAAAAGAAACTTATTTTATATGTCCAATTTGCAAAGAGCCAGTTGAAATTGGAGAGTGGGGAGAACTTGATTCACAAGGGGTTGAATATAGGTTGCAGAATAAAAGGTATCACATGGTTTGTCATCATAAAGAAAAATTAAAAATTAGGAGGTTAGCTCGGACGGCACTCGTTGACGGGACGGGGTAGTTCGTTTGCGAGGGGACAAAAGGAGAATATGAAGGCTCGACAAAACCCCTCCCCGTTATTAGTTATTAAAAGAAAGGAAAGAATGAAAGATAAACAAGAAAAGTGGGAAAAATGACAACAAAAAAAGAAATTGTTAAATTTTCTCAAATGATAGATAAGCATTTAAAAACAGGAGGCTTTAACTCGGCCAAAGAAGAAGAATTTACCCTGAGGAAAATTCAGTTACAAATTCAAAGAAGGAGGAAGAATGAGTTCAAGAAAGACATTATTAGAAATTAGTTATCACGATGACGATGATACGGGAATGTATCGGGTGGGTGAAATTGACTTTGGAGTTTATGGAACATTTGATGAATATATTAAACATTATGGCCGGAATGGATTAAACGAAATTCTTTTATCTCTTTGTCATTTGATTTGGCATACTAAAGAATACGGAGGAAGAATTATAAAAGAACAACAACTATATGATGAAAAACCGAAGGAGCAAAAATGAAAAATTTAGAAACAAAATTTAGGATTGGAATGGCAAAAATACTTGGGAGCGAAGGTAAGTTTGCAATGAATAGTATGGTTAATTTGGTTACAGAACTCCTAAAAGTCCAAAGAGAGGAATTAATTAAAAAGGTGGAGGAATTATTGCACGATAAATTTAGATTTTGGCTGGATAACCAAACTTTGCTTACCGTTATTAACCTATTAAGAAAAAGGAAAGAATGAAAGATAAAATTATATTAGACTTATGCGGTGGCACAGGAAGTTGGAGTTTGCCCTACAAGAATGCTGGATATGATGTGCGAAACATTACTTTACCACAATGGGATGTCAATTTAACGGGCAGACTTAATAACGAATTGGTTTTTTACAATCCTAACGGGAAAACCCATATGGATGTAAATATAGACGAGGTTTATGGAATACTTGCAGCTCCGCCTTGCACAATGTTTAGTGATGCCCGGACAAGTGCCAAAACACCAAGAGACTTAAGGGAGGGAATGAAGACGGTATTAGGTTGTTTGGCTGTAGTTTATATGTGTCAATATGCTACAAAATCAGACCAACAGAAAAAACCACCATTAAAGTTTTGGGCATTGGAAAACCCTTGGTATGGTAGGTTGAAATGGTTTTTAGGATTTCCTCTTTTTACATTCTCCCCTTGGGAATTTGGGGACGCATACAAAAAGAAAACTGCCTTGTGGGGGTATTTTAATGAACCGATTAAAACATTTACAAAAACCGAACAAGTAATGACTCCAGAAGAAATAAAGAAGTGTGCGACTATTAGTCGCACCTTACCGAAGTTTGACTATATGAAATCAAAAGACATTCACCCAGAATATTATAAGAAATTTGACAGACAGACGAGACGGGCAATTACCCCGCAAGGTTTTGCCAAAGCATTTTTTGAAGCAAATAAATAAGAAAGGAAAGAATGAAATGTAAAAACGGAAACGACAATATGTATTTAAACAAAGATGAGTGTATGTGGCATTGTCCGCATTGTGGTTATGAGAAATTTGCTCCACGAACTTTTTATAATGCGATGAAAATTCAAGCTAAAAACGAAACAAATAAAGAGAAATTTGTTAAAGACTATGATAAGTGTGTTCAAAGTATTGTGGAGAGAGCTTGGGATAAGGCTCACCAGATAAAGAAAGGAAAGAATGAGACACCTAATCCATAAACTAATGATATTTATTAATCGATACATCCTGAAGGGGAAAATTTGGGTAATTGGTAAGGAACCAAAAAATAGAATAAAAACATTAAGAAAAAGAAGAAAAAATGGATAGAAAAAATTTTTTACAGAAACGGTGGTATCACGCCACTACTTTAGTAAACTGGAAGAAAATAAAGAAGGATGGTGTTTTGTGGGGAAGGCCAAAAGGGGAACCTCGGCACACTTATTTGGCTCACGACAAGCTTGATATTTTGGGGAGAACATCAACAAGATTTTCCTTGGCGGGAGTTCTTTGCGAAGTTCTTTTAAGCGTGAAATACACTCCAGATAGTTTAAGCGATGATTATGCCCCCAAAAGTTGGGAATTGATAGTTCGTCGCCCCATACCCATTCAGGATGTAAAAGTCTTAAGATATTATAAACCAAAGAAGAAGGAGAATACAAATGAGTAGCCGGCAAAAGGTTAAGGGTTACCGCTTTGAGAAAGCGATTAAAGACGACCTAAGAGAGGCCGGTCTTGGTGTGGAAAGATTGGGACAAGCTAATCAAGCCGATTTAGTGATAGACGGTTTTGGAACGGTTGAGTGTAAGTGCTTTAAGCAGGGATTAAAGTTTGCCTATAAATATCTTGACGACAATGAAGCGGTGATAGTTAAATGGCAGGGGAAAGAAACAAAAGGAAAAGAGCCGATTGTTTTTATTAGATATGAGTGCTTTAAGGATTTATTAAAAGGGTATCTGAAAGAGTAAAAAAAGGTGTATAATATAACCAGGATGAAAAGACAAAACCTTATTGTTGTTTTTATTGTTGCAATACTAACTTTTGTTTTACTTCGATTCTGGTTTCCTGGTTTTAAAGAGAGACTTCTTAGTAGTATTTCTTTTCTAAGGCCTGATAATATGAGGTCTTGTGAGAGATGGGGAGGGATAGGAGAATATTTTGAATACAAAGACTCTGAAATATTTTGGTGTCGTAAGCTAAAGGAATAATAGAAATTATCTGAAGGAAACAGGTAGGCTAGCGTTTCTTCAGATGAGAACTGTCTATGTAAACCTTAGTGGAATAAATAAATTACAGGAAGAGATTATGCACTTTGTTGACTGGTGGGCCAAAAATGAAAAGACACCAGTTCCCAGAAAGGCAATTATTGATAAAATGAAAGAAAGCGGGGTTAAGGGTTTTACGACAATTAACGCTCTAAGTTCTTTATTAAAAAAGGGTTATATCAGGAGGACTTATGCCAGTTATCAAAACAAAACCTTCTATGTCCAAATCAGAACGATCTAAGGATAAGGGAGACGAAATTAGGGTTAGGACAACTCCTGTCTTTAAGTTGAAAGACCGACCTACTCGTTATTTTGTCGGCATAAATTTAAAAAAACAATTTGGTTTCTTGCCGGAGGTAATCATCATTGAAAAAGTAAGAGGGTCAAACAATGCTTTTTTGGTCAGGGCGGTTATGACCAAGGAAGAGATTGAAAAGGAGAATAAGATTAGGAGCAAAGGAGTCCCAGTTATTCCAATGAGGGAGGAAGCAAAGAAATGAAAATAAAGATGTTTTTAATTAGTTTGTTAGTTCTTTCTTTGTTTCTTTTGTTTGGCTCTTGGCTTCAGTTGGTGAGCTGGTGTGTCCTTCGTTATCGAAACGAGCCAGATTTAAATTTGCGAAACAAAACACAAGTCCGCTGTCTTTATGACTTGAAATTGATGCTCGAATAAGGACTTGCCTTCAACTACTTCTGAGTGGTATTAGTAAGATATAACTAAACTCTAAGAGAAAGGAACGGTTAAAGTTATGGAAGAAAAACACGCAGGGGGAAGACCCTCGGAATACAAAGAAGAATATTGTAAAACTATTGAAGAGTATCTCCGTCTTTGTGGTAGAGAACAAACAGAATTGCCAACAGTTGAAGGTTTTGCCGCTTTTATTGGGGTTGACGCTGACACAATTGGTAACTGGGCTTACGAAAAGGTTAAGGATAAAAACGGAGAGGAAACCAGTGAATATTTAAGGCCAAAGTTCTTCGGTGCAATAAAGATTCTTAAAGATAAACAAAAGAACCAACTTATGAATGATGGCCTTTATGGTGGTAAGGATGTCAACGCAACAATGGCAATCTTCCTTTTGAAGGTTAATCATGGAATGGTAGAAACTTCCCATACCGATATTACTACGGCAGGGGAAAAGTTTTCTGTAGGGCTTGTTAGTTATCAAGACCAAGATGAAGTATGATTTCACCATTCCTCATAATTTTGTCGCCAGAAATTATCAACTTCCTTTTCTTCGTGAAGTAGAAAAAGCAATTAACGGCCAATCGGAAAAGAGGTTTTTCTATCAGGTTTGGCATCGCCGGTCTGGTAAAGACAAATGCAATATTGCCGATACGATTCCAAGAAGGCTTTTAAAATCTTCTTGCTTGGTCAAGTATGTTTACCCTACTTTGATTATGGGAAGAGATAACCTTTGGAACGGAATTGGAAGCGATGGCTTTAAGTTTATTAAGCACTTACCGGAACGGTTTATTGTTGGCGAGCCGAATGAAACAAGGATGAGCATAAAGACACGTTCCAGTGGGGGAGAGTCTTTGTTACAAGTGGCCGGAACTAACAGACCAGACACTTTAAGAGGGGGAAACCCTTTAATGGTTGTTTTCTCTGAGTGGGCAGAGCATGACCCTTATGCTTGGGATGTGGTTGAGCCTATTTTAAGGGAAAACAAGGGAATTGCTATTTTTAACACTACACCAAGAGGAGACAATCACGCCCGCTCTTTGTTTGAGTTTTCTAAGAATCATCCTTTGTGGTGGGTTCAAACTCTAACCTACAAAGATACTGGTGTTTTTACGGAAGAAGAATACAAAAGGATTGTTGAGGACACGGTGAATAGGTTTGAGGCTGACGGAAGGTCAGCAGAAGAAGCCCTGTCTTATTGCGAACAAGAGTATCTGTGTTCTTTTAATTCTCCTGTTATTGGTTCTTATTATGGGGCGGCGGTCAGGAAAGCGGAAGATGAAGGAAGAGTGGGAAGAGTGGCTCTTGATATGTCTCTCCCTGTCTATACCGCCTGGGACTTGGGAATTGACGACTCAACAACTATTTGGTTTTTCCAAGTAGCTGGACAAGCATTTCATTTTATTGATTATTATGAGAATAGTGGAGAAGGACTCCCACATTACGCCCATTTACTTCAAGAAAAGAGATATCTTTATGCTAAACATTTTGCTCCTCACGATATCGAAGTAAGAGAGTTGGGGTCTGGGAAATCAAGAAAGGAAATCGCTAAATCTCTTGGAATTAATTTTGATGTCTCTCCAAAGCTGGGGATTGACGAAGGAATTAACGCCTGTCGTGTTGTGTTCAACCGATGCTGGTTTGACAAAGATAGGTGTTATAGGGGATTACAGGCCCTCAAAAACTATAAAAAAGAGTGGGACGAGAAAAACAAGGTGTTTAGACAAAACCCATTGCATGATTGGGCATCTCATGGTGCAGACGCTTTTAGAACTTTTGGGGTAGGCTATAGCAAGCCTTTTGTTATGCCTGATACTCAAAACGTAGGCGGAGTTAAGCCTTTTTATGAGGGAATGCCAGGGTAAGTATTGTGTTTGAATAGTTTTATTGATTAGTCTGGTTTTATGGAAGAAACAAACATCACTGAAATTGATCCTGAATTACAAGTTTTATTGTTAAATAAAGAATCCGGTTTTAACTATCGGGAGAGAAGGCAGACCGATTGGTTAGAAAACTATACTCTTTATCGGGATAAGGTCGAATACAATCGTTTGACACAGAGGCAGTCAGTTAATGTCCCTTTAATGAAGCAGACAATTAGAACTCTCCTTAAGGATGTTGACGATATGCCTGTTCTTACCTTGGAGAACTTAGACAATGACGATCAGGCACAAATATTTTTAAACGAATATTGGCGTGTTACCTTGGAAGAAAACAAGGCAGATTTAAAAGATATTTTAGATAAAAGGCAAGTCTTTTTATACGGACGGTCTTTTGACCAATGGCAAGTGGTGGACGGGAAAGTAGTCTTTGGCATAATTGACCCAGAAGATATTTTAATTGACCGGTATATGGATCCGACCAATATTGACTCTTCTCGCTTCTTAATCCATACCCACATTTTTAAACCTCTTTCCCTTTTGGAAGGGAACAGCTTATATGACCAAGACGTTGTTAAGGAATTAAAGCAATATTACGCAACCGAGGCAGGACTCATTAAGGCCGAGGACAACCTCAATATGTTTAACGAAAGAAATCAAAAGATGGAAGAACTGGGAGTCTCGGACGTTGTCTCTCCAGTTTTGGGGGAAACTTATGTCGAGCTTTCAATGCACTTTGTTTATCATAAAGAGCCGGGTGAAGAAGAGGAACAACTTTATCTTTATATCGAATGCGACGATATGAAAATTTTAACTAAGAAACCCCTCGAAGAAATTATTGGTATTACTGAAGATCATTTTTGGAGGAACCACTACCCCTATAACACCTGGGCTGATGATGTGGATAATCAGGACTTTTGGTCTGATGGAATTGCCGATATCGTCAGGACGCCAAATAAAGTCCTTAATTCCTGGATTTCACAACTTGTTGAGAATAGGACTTTAAGAAATTTTGGGATGCAATATTACGATACAACCCAAGAGGGCTTTAACCCCCAGACCTTTTCTCCTATCCCTTGGGGATGGTATGGAGTACCAGGAAAGCCGACTGAGGTTGTTCAAAAAGTTGATATCCCAGACTTATCAGAGTCATTAGACGAAATGACCTTTTTAATTCAGTTAATTGAAAAGGCTACGGGGGCAACCGCTACTCAGCAGGGAACGCAGATAGACAGGCAGGTTACATTAGGAGAGGTTCAGTTGGCCTTGGGAGAGGCGAAGGAAAGGGTCAAGGGAATGGCCAAGTTTTATACTCCCGCTTGGCAAGAAAGAGGCAAAAAGTTCTTAAAGTTGATTGAGGCGGCCTCCAACAAATTGGATGTGGTCAAGATATATAAAAAGGGAAGAAACTCTGATAAACTTTATTCCAGAGAGATATCTCCTTCCGATTGGAAAATAAAGTCTGGATATAGGGTAAGAGTTTGGTCTCAGGAAGATAAGAACACTCAAGACATCCGTGCTTTGGAAAAAATGAACGCGGTAAGAGCGAATATGGCCGACAATCCTAAAGTTGATGAAATTTACAAGAGAAAACTGGTTGAGTGGGCCGACTTCTCTCCAGATGAGGTTAATGAGGTAATGGAATACGAAAGACAAAAAAGGATGCTAGGAAACCAAATGGGTGGCGCAGTTAGCCAGGGTGGGCAAATGTCAACGAGGCAAACGACTATCCCCCAAGGTCAAGGGGGTATTACTAACCAAGCAGTAGCACAAGGAGGGCAAAATGTCAGTCTTTGAGGATGTTTTACAAAGAATCGGTCTTAAGTATGAGGATTTAACAATGGCGGAGAAAGACACCCTTCTTGGTTGGATGGACTCTCTTAAGAAAAGTCAAGTCAACCTTGAGTCAGTCAGGAAATATCTTTCTTCCATGAGGGATGCTGTTGAGGATGAGTTGACAAAAACAGGACACAACTCTAAACAAGACTTATTTTTGAAAGCGAGGCTTCGGAATTATTTATTATTGGAAGCCTTTTTAAGTTCTCCAGAAAAGGCAGAGGAAGCTCTTAACCGAGCCATCTCTGGTCTTGTACCGACTGCCAAGGTAAGACAAGCAGAGGAAGGAGGCGTTCATGCCAAAAGCACTAGAGAGGAAGCTAAAAAAACAGGCAAGTAAGAAAAAACTTACTGGCAAGAGAAAAAATGCCTATGTTTATGGCACTCTTAGAAAGACTGGTTGGACTCCAAAGAAAAAGTCAAGGAAATCAAAAAAGAAATAATCTTGACAAAAAATAGTTTTTACTTTTAGGATTAAATCTATTAATAACCAAACCCCTTAAGAAAGGACGGCTAAAATGGCTAATCATAAAAAACCAACCAGTGAAGAGTTGGAAGAAAATATTAAAAAATCACAAGAAGAGTTAGAGGAGCTTGATAAAAAAGAGACTCCAACTGAGACCGTTTTACCTTCTCCATCACCGGAAGCCCCAACAGAGCCAAGCACTCCTCCACCGCCCGCTCCTACTCCAACCCCAGAAATTCCTAGTCCTTCTGAACCGCCTCCAAGTAAGGAAATTTTTAAGGATGCTTTGAGAGAAAGTAAAAAAAAGTTTTCTGAGTCTTCAAGAGAGTCGCAGGTTCTTTTAATGGGTAAAAAGCAATTAGAAGATCAAATAGACGAGGCTCAAAGTATGCCTGAGCCAACAGAAGAAGAGCTGACGGAAGAGTTTCCAGAATGGGAAGCCTTAAGCGATTTTGAAAAAAGGATTGCTAAAGACAGCTTTCATAACAAAAGGATTAATGACAGGATTAGAGAGATTAGAAATCAGCAAAAAGAAGCGGAAAAGAAAGTTAACGAGAGGATTGAGGAGATAGATAGCTTTATGGCAAAACCGGAAGTCCTTGAAAAGTTTCCCCAGTTACAGGGGAAAGAAGAAGAATTTAGAAGGTTTTCTACTAAGACTACCCGTTTGTTAGTGGACTTGGAAGATTTAACTAAGCTATTTTTAATGGAGATGCCACAACCAACTAAAAATAAAGGGAAAATGTTTGAAACCGGTTCAGGGGGGCCAAACGAAAGGCCACAACCGAAATCGGATAAAATTTCTATTGATGAGGCCAGAAGGCTTATGCAAACAGACTATAAAAAATACAAGGAATATTTGTTGGCAGGGAAAATAGATATGTCTGCTATTTAAGGCTAAATTCGCCTCTTGACAACAAATATTTTCTCTAGGTATATTTTAATTAAAGATAACTTCCTAACCCCAATATAGGGACGGTAAAAGGAATCTTCGTTATTAACTTTTATTTAACCTATATGTCATCAGCGAGAGCAACTACCCTTGCACAAGGGTTTTCCCAAAGATTACTAAAAGAAATGTATGACAGAAGCATATTGGATGCTATTGTCAACCGAGACTATGAGGGAGAGATCAACGGAGTTGGTTCTCTTTTAAATATTCTCAACATCGCAAGAATCTCTGAAAAGACTTACGATGGCTCCGATTTAACCGCAGATTCTCTATATGAGAATAACTGTCAGTTAGATATAGACCAATGGAAATCTTTCTATTGGAAAGAAAAGACTATTGATAACTGGCAATCATATATTAAGAATCCTCATTCCACGGTTGTCCAGCAAAAAGCTGACGAAAGAAACAAAAACATGGACACTTTCGCCTTCGGTTTGTATGGTGATGTGGCCGCAGGCCACAGAATAGGAACCAACTACACCACGGGAACAGTTACGATTGATTCCAGTGGAAATGTAACAGGTTCTGGTACAACCTTTACCGAGGCTATGGAAGGTAAAGGATTTAAGGCCGATGGACACTCAAAATGGTATCGGGTTAAAGACTACACAAGCGCAACCGCAATTTCCATCGAGAACGATGAAGATGATGTTGACTCTACCTATGATGGTGGGGCAATTTCCGGCGGTTCAACTTATGTAATTGAAGCGGCAACCACAGTTGCGGTCTCTACCAGTACTTTGCTTGGCTATGTAGCCGATTTAAGGCAAGTTCTTGATAAGGCTGAAGCCGATGGAGTCTCCGCAGTTCCTGATACTGACAGGTGGTTAATTGTTCCACCTGAGTTTGAGAACCTGTTAATACAGGCAACCGGTGTCGCCCTTCATGTTCCTGAAGTTTATAGCAATTTAGTTCAAAGAGGCTTCCTTGGGATGCTCTTAGGATTTAAATTGTTTAAATCAAATAGACTCTCTGGAGACAATACCGATGGTTACCATGTCTTAGCAGGACATCCTAACTGGATGACCTTCGCCGAGAAGCTATTGGAAGCCGACATCGAAGAGGATTTGACTGGAAACTTCGGTTCAGCGTACAAGGACTTGTTCGTCTATGGAGCAAAAGTTCCTGACACCAGAAGGCAATATGCGGCTGAACTGTTCTGCACATTCTCTTAATAACTAGAAGTTCAAGCGGGAGCTTGGGAAAAAATCTCTTGCTCCCGCTTTAGTAAAAACTTAAATGGCGGCATTTGAATTAAAAGCTAATTTACCGAAAGCAACTCAAGATGAAATAGATAGGGTTGAATCTATTGATAGTGGTAAAAGAACAACCCAAGAAAGCAATTTCTTGACTGCTTTAACTCCTTACCTGACAAATGTCGTTCTTCGTTACGATAATGATGATTATATCCTTGAGGCTGAAGGTAATACCTTGCCAACTGGATATACTGGTTTTAAACATGGTTGTTTTTTTAGAAAGTTAGACAAGGATGGTTTTAATTTGTATTACAATGTGGGAGATGAAGATTCTGCCTCTTGGACTCTTGTAGGCGCTCAAGTTATTTCAGCATCGCCATCAGTGTCCGAGTCGTTGTCGGCAAGCCTTTCTTTGTCCCCATCGCCGTCTTTGTCCAAGTCTCTAAGTCCTTCGGCTTCGGCCTCTTTGTCAAAATCGCCGTCGCCGAGCGTCTCAGCCTCAGTTAGCGAGTCTGTTTCGATTTCCGCCTCGCCAAGTGTAACTCCTTCGCCGTCGGTGTCGATTTCCGCCTCGCCAAGTGTTAGCGAGTCGGCCTCAATTTCCTTGTCTCCGAGCGCAAGTGTTTCGCAGTCCGCCTCGCCCTCGGCCTCGCCGTCTTATTCTCAGTCTTTGTCGCCAAGCGTTACCCAGTCGGCCTCGCCAAGCTCGTCCCAGTCGGCCTCGCCAAGCATTTCTGCCTCAGCCTCAGAGAGTTTGTCACCAAGCGCTAGCCCTTCGGTGTCAGCGAGTTTGTCCAAGTCTCCTTCTCCGAGCTTGAGCAAATCAGCATCTCCAAGTGTCTCAAAATCGCTTTCTCCCTCTACGTCAGAGTCGGCCAGCATTTCTTTATCACCAAGCGCATCAAGCTCTCCATCTCACAGCATTTCCCCGTCGCCATCGGTCTCAAAGAGCGCTTCTCCCTCGGTTTCTGCCAGCTCCAGTGTTTCGCCGTCGCCGAGCGTCTCAGCCTCTTTGTCTAAGTCGCCAAGCCCGTCTTTATCACCAAGTGTTTCAGCTTCGGTTTCTAAGTCTCTAAGCCCGTCAGCCTCGGTTTCGCTTTCACCAAGCCTTAGCCTTTCGCCTTCAGCTTCGGCAAGTGCTTCTGAGTCTCCATCCCCGTCATATCCCTTCTAAAGGGCAATTGACAATAATTGATTTTTTGTTATAGTATGGTCATAATATGACCACTACTCTTTTAGGCCTTACCTCTATCATTCTTCCTTCCCGCAACGAACCCTATCTTAAAAAGACAATACTTGACCTTCTTGAAAAGGCTACTGGCGAGATTGAGATAAAAGCAGTATTGGATGGTTATTGGCCGAAAGCAGAAGAAATTATCGAGGACAAGAGAGTCAGTTATATTCATTTTAGCGAGGCTAAAGGAATGAGAAACGGAATTAACTCTGGCGTGGCTGTTTCAAAGGGAGAGTTTTTGTTAAAAGCCGATTCCCATTGTATGTTTAGCAAGGGCTTTGATGAAGTTCTAAAAGCAAAGTGTGAATATGATTGGGTGGTTGTTCCTCGTCGTTACCCTCTGATTCCAGAAACATGGACAATTGAGGAAAGGAAAGACAATAAATACCCGATTGATTATATGTACTTGTCTTCCGACCTCCACGGGGTTGTCTGGACAGAAAAGAACAACGATCCACAGTTAAAGGAAAAGATTATTGACGAGACTATGAGCAACCAGGGAAGCGTCTGGTTTATGAAAAGAAACTATTTTGATTGGCTAGAGCTTATGGATGAGTCTCTTTATGGAATGTTTTGGAATGAGTTTCAAGAAGTTGGGCTAAAGACTTGGTTATCTGGCGGAAAGGTCATGGTTAATAAAGAGGCTTGGTATGCCCACTGGCATAAAACCGAATCAAGAGGATATAGCCTTCCCAGCGAGGAGCAGGTTAATGCCCAAAGGAATGTTGATCGCTGGTTGACAGAGAAGATGTTCCATAAACAAAAATATGATATTCCTTGGTTAGTAAATCATTTTAAACCCGTTCCAACATGGGAAGACAAGATTTAACCGTTATCTACTATTCAAGTAATAGAGAAAAGCCGGAGTTTGAAAAGAAGGTTTGTAATTCTCTTTTAGGGATAATAAAAGATATTCCCCTTATTTCGGTTACCCACAAGCCAATGGATTTTGGGAAAAATATCTGTGTTGGCGACGTTGGCCTTTCTGATTACAATATTTACCGCCAGATGCAAATAGCTTGCCTTGAAGCTAAGACAAAATACGTCTGTACGGCCGAAGCTGATTGTTTTTATCCTCCTACGGGTTATTTTGACTTTAACCCCCCTTTTGGGTGGACGGCTGGACACTACACCAATCTTTATATACTCTGGAGGGATTCACATATCTTTCACCAAAAGGCTTTCTCTTTATGCGGCCTCTTTTCTGATAGGGAGTTTTTGTTATCTCGTTTCCCTAGATGTTTAAGCGATGATGTCCAATGGAGACCTGTTCACAAGAGAGGACACCCTTTGTTTCATAAATGGCGAGACTGGACTCCCTTTAGCTCTGAAATTGCGATTATCAATTGCAAGACAGGAGACGGAATGAGAAACAAGACCGGAGTTGATACGGAAGGGAAGCCAGTTAAAGAACTACCTTTTTGGGGGAAAGCGGAAGAAATGGAGGAGAGATTATGGGGGAATTAAGAGACTACACCGTTATTTACTATACGGCTAATTATTTAGACGAGCAAAATCCTTATTTTCTTGCTAACACCAGAAAACAGTTGGTGAAGGCAATCGGGGACTTACCGGTTGTTTGTGTTTCTCAAAAACCAACAGAAAAGTTTGAGGGAATTGATGGAGAATATACCAACCTTTGTGTAGGAGACATTGGTCGTTCTCACCTTAACATCTATTGGCAAATCCTTCAGGGCTGTAAATTGGCTAAAACAAAGTGGGTCATTATGGCAGAAGATGATATCCTTTACTCCGAGTCTCATTTTAACTTTCATTTCTTTGTGAAAGATGAGTTTATGAACGGAGAATATTTCCTTTATGACATGAATAAGGTTTCTTTATTTACTTGGACGAAACCTCCGATGTTTTCTTTTCGGACAAAAAGAAAGGTTGTTAATCAGCTTATTGCCCCAAGAAAAATGTTAATTGACTCAATGGAAGAAAGGTTTAAGAAAGTAGAAGAACTAAGGAAACTTGGGTGGGTAGAAGATAAAATTATTAAGTATTGGGGAGACCCAGGGCGGTATGAGGACATTTTGGGAGTAACCATTAGAAAAACATACGAGTTTTATTCTTGGGTTCCCAGTATTGTTTTCAGCCACGAATACGCTTATGGATATGAATTTAATCAGGGGAAAAAGAAGAAATTAGGCGATTTAAGGATTATTGAACTTGCCGACTGGGGAAAGGCAAGTGATATATTAAAATTGTATAAAAATGTTTAGTTTTTTCTATACCAGAGGAGGAGCCGGCCACGTCAGGGGAATACAAGTTGCAGACTGGCTTAAGGCCAAAAAAAATCCAACTGTTGATTTTAAAGAGGATGTTTGTATTTATATCAAAATGGAGCCACCGGAGGATTTTCCCCGACACTCTTATCTTGATGTAGTTGACGCTCCCAGGGCTGTCCGGTTTGCCAAAGAACATCCTTCTATTGGCGTCATCGCCATTTCAAGAGTTGCCCAAAGACATCTTTGTTCTCTCTTAGGAAGAGAAGATGTTTTTTTTATTCCCCATCACCATTGTAATTTCGAGAACGAACTAAGACCAGACAGGGAAGTTAAGACTGTTGGGATTATTGGTAGCAGAAACTCTTTTCAGTTTCCGGCAGAAGAACTAAGAGAGAAATTAAAAGCAATTGGCCTCGAACTTCTTTATGACCAAGACCATTGGCAACACTATAATAACGAACCAAACGAAGAGGGGAAGGATAGTCGAGAAAAGGTCTGCCGATTTTATCAGAAGGTTGACATTCAAGTTGTTTTTAGGCCAGAGGCTTGGTCTCCGGCGTTTGAGCCATTAAGAAGTCCCCTAAAACTTGAAAACGCAGGCTCTTTTGGTATTCCCAGCGTTTGTTATCCAGAGCCAAGTTATGTTGATGAGTTTGGTGGTTGTTTTATAGAAGCAGAGACAATTGATAAGTTAGTAGAAGAGTGCCAAAAGTTAAAAGAAAATAAAGACTATTATTTTTATTACTCAAAAAGGGCGATATCGAGAGCCAGCGAGTATCATATCAGCCGTGTTTCTAGACTTTATTACGCTTTATGATCGCAATAGTAGTTCCAACCATCCGAGAAAAACAACTGGATCTTTTTTATAGTGAGTGGGCAAGGTTTAAAGAAAAATACGATCTTTTTTTTATTGCCATTAGAGATAGTGAGCAACCGACCGTCAATTTTAACTTTACGGTGGATGAAATCATGGGAGAAGATGCTGATTTAATTTATGACCACAATGACGGGGTTAGAAATTTAGGATTTGCTTTTGTCGCCAAGTTCCTTCCAGGCGCAGAAGTTATTATTAGTTTGGATGATGACGTTCTTCCCTTGGGAGACACTATTGGAGACCACCTAAAGGCCCTAAAAAGGCGTGTACCTGTTAGTTGGCTACCCATAGGCTCTGAATATACCAGGGGCTTTCCTTACGCCTTACGGGAGGAAGCAGAGGTAGTTTTATCTCATGGTGTTTGGGAGGGAGTAGCCGATTGGGATGCCTCAACCCAGCTGATTAAAGGAAACAGGCCTATTAAATTTTACAAAGGAACCGTCCCCAAGGGTTGCCTTTTCCCCTTCTGTGCAATGAACTTTGCTTTTAAAAGAAAGCTCTTGCCCTATATCTATCAAGCTCCTATGTTCGGCGACTTAAATCGGTTTGCCGATATTTGGGGTGGAATTGAAGCTAAAAAGGATATTGATAGGAATAGCTGGGCGGCAGTAACAGGATACGCTAAGGTTAGACACCAAAGGGCTTCGAATGTCTTTGACAACCTGGCTAAAGAAGCAAAAGGAATAAAAATGAATGAAGAATATGGGAAGGATGAGTATTTTAAGTTATTTAAAGAAAAAAGAGAAAGGTGGGCCAAATGGATCAAAAAGGTCTCTGGGAAAGATTAGCCAACGAAAACCCTTTTTACTATATTAACTCTGACTTTGGCAAGAAGATAACAGAAAAAGAATTTTGGGAAAGTGGTGAAAAGGATTATAAAAGATATGTCTCAGACGACATTTTAATACGAAAGTTGTTCCCAAACTTCTCGGAAGTGGTGATTTTAGATGTTGGGTGCGGAATTGGCCGTCTAACAAAATTTATGGCCAAAGATTTTTGTTTAGTTCTTGGAGTTGATATTTCTTCCAAGATGATTGAGTTAGCCAATGAAAACTTGCAGGATTATTCTAATGTGGAGTTATTTGAGACAAATGGTAATACTTACCCACTTGAGGACAAAAGTGTTGATTTTGTCTTTTCTTATCTTGTTTTTCAACATATAAAAGAAGAAAGGATGCTCTTTTCTAATTTTAGAGAGGCTTACAGGGTTTTAAAAGAAGGAGGAATTTTAAAAGTGAGGGTAAGAATAGACAAACAAAGTAGCCTTGATAGTTGGTGGAGCGGGATAGCGACGGATGAAAGTTTTGCTGTCAACTTAGGGTTTAAATTATTAAAAAAGGAGGAGGTTAAAGACTATGGACTCTGGCTCTGGCTTCAAAAGTGAGAGAGAAAAAGGAAAGGCCTTTTCGGTTCACTTTTACACCAAAACAATTTTTAAAAAGGCAGAGGAATTTAACAAAGAGTTTCCTCTCCATCCTTATTTTTTACCCTTAATAGGAGATAAAAAAGAAGTTTCGATTGCTGATTTGGGAGCGGGGATGTTTTCTACCACGGGAAGCTTTTTAAAAGGAGTTAAGATAAACCTTTACCCTTCTGATGAATTGGCAGAGGAATATGATGAGTCTCTTAAAAAGTTTGGGATTGTGCCAGTTATCCCTGTTAAAAAGGAAAACATGGAGAAACTGTCTTATCCCGACAACTTTTTTGATATTGTCCATTGCACTAATGCCCTTGACCACTGCGAAAATCCTGACTTGGCGATAAAAGAAATGTATCGGGTTTGTAAAAAAGGAGGCTGGATTTATTTAAGGCATTTTTTAAATACCGGTGAAATGCAAAAATATAGGGGAATGCACCACTGGAATATCTCAATTATTCAAAGTGGGGACTGTCTGTTTTGGGGAAAGGAGAGAAACTTTTTGCTTTCCAGCCTTTTTATTGGGTTTAACCACAAGATAAAAAAAGAAATGGATTACGAAAGATATAAAATGCTAGTTACTACTTTTCAAAAATAAATGGATTACGATTACTTGTGGGGATCACACTTGCCAGTATTAATAAAAGCAATAGCGATTACTAAACGAAATGTGTTGGAGCTTGGAACTGGTCTTTATAGCACCCCTTTTCTTCATTGGGCCTGTTTTCCAAACCGCAAGCTTATTTCTTACGAAAATAATCCTGAAAGCTACAAACTAAATCGGCAATATGGAGTTGGGTTGCATGAGGTTCGGTTTATAAAGAGATGGGAGGAACTAAACTTGGAGGGAATGTTTTTTGATGTGGCTCTAGTTGATAATAGCCCGTCAAGACACCGAATTATCGAAATTGAGAAGCTGGCCCATATTGCTACCTATATTATTGTCCATGATACACAAAGGAATTTTAAATTCTGTAACCTTGAAAAGATTTATCCTCTTTTTAAATATAGGATTGATTACGTTAAAATTTCTCCAACGACAACGGTCTTGAGTAATTTTTCTAATTTAGAGAACCTAAAGAACCTCTTGACTTAAGATATTTTATGTATGTATGTTAGGCATATATGATTAGAAAAAATTTCTATCTTTCCAATAACCAATATCGGTTCTTACGGGACTTAAACGATATCTCTATTAGCGAGCATATAAGGAGGGCAATTGATGAGTATATTGATAAAAAAAGAAGCAGAAAAGTTTCTGTTTCAATTTCTAAAATTTTTGAGAAAGGAGGAAAGTAATGGAAGAAATAAACCAAAGTCCAGTTATCACCAAAAAAGAAGAGCCAAAAACCCTTAGTTTTCCAATGGCAATACAGGAAGTTATAGAGGGAAAAAGGATAACAAGGATAGAGTGGAATAACAATCACTATGGTTTCTTGAATAGTGGTTTTCTTTCTCTTTTTAGAGACGGAAAAGTTCACCAATGGCTTGTAAATGAAGGAGATATGCTTGCAACTGACTGGATTTCACTGCCTGCATTAAACTAATGGAAAGAGAGACGGCCATTATTTATTCCCAACAATTTTCGAATGAAATAAAAAGAGAGGGAGTTGATAAAACAAAACTCTTATGGAAAAAATTGTCTGGAAGAAATATCTCGGTTACGGAAGATAAAGACGGCCGTTTAATCTTTACTCCTGTTGGTCTAGCGGTCATAAGGGGAGGGGAGTGTCGCTAGCGCCCCTCCTTATGACAAAAACTGATCTAAGTATTTTAATTCCAGCCAGAAACGAAATGTTTTTGGCAAAAACGGTTGAAAATATTTTGCAAAATATTCGGGGCAATACGGAAGTAATAATAAACCTAGATGGTCAGTGGGCTGATCCCCCAATTCCTGACGACAAAAGGGTTATTATTATTTACCATAGCGAATCAATCGGCCAGCGTGCCGCTACAAATGAAGCTTGCAGACTCTCTAAAGCGAAGTATGTTATGAAGGTGGACGCCCATTGTGCTTTCGACGAGGGGTTCGATGTCAAAATGATGACAGAAATGCATGATGATTGGACAATGGTTCCTACAATGTATAACCTCCACGCTTTTGATTGGGTTTGCAAGCATTGTAAACACCGAATTTATCAAGGGCCGACTCCCGAAAAATGTCCTAAGTGCGGAGGAGAAATGTATCGGGATATTCTCTGGGAGCCGAGAAAAAGCAGGAAAAGCAACCATTACCGGTTTGACAAGACTCTTCATTTTCAATATTGGGGTTCTTACGGAAAAAGAAAAGAAGCCCAAGGAGATATTGCCGACACAATGTCTTTACAGGGTTCCTGTTTTATGATGACAAGAGATAAATATTGGGAGCTTGATATTTGCGACGAAGAACATGGGAGCTGGGGGCAACAAGGGACAGAGGTCGCTTGTAAAACTTGGCTTTCGGGTGGACGAGTGGTAGTCAATAAAAAGACGTGGTACTCACATATGTTTAGAACCCAAGGAGGAGATTTCGGTTTTCCCTATCCTATTTCGGGAAGGCAAGTAGAACACGCCAGAAAATACTCAAGAGAATTATTTTTAGAAGGGAGATGGCCCAAGGCCGTACATGACCTTAATTGGCTTTTAGATAAGTTTAAGCCTGTTCCAGACTGGCACGAAGAGGGCGATGGGTCTTCTAAGCCTTCTAGTGACCCCACAAAGGGTATTATTTACTATACAGACAATCAAGTTCCAATGAAAATAGGGAACGAGGCAAGGAAAAGTATTTTAAAAGCAAAATTGCCGATTGTAAGCACCTCTCTTAAGCCAATGAACTTTGGAAAGAATATTTGGATGAAAGGGATGGAAAGAGGATATGAGGCTTATTTTAAACAAATTTTAACTGCTTTGGAAAATTCGGAGTCAGAAATTATTTTCTTTTGCGAACATGACTGGCTTTACCATCCTTCTCATTTTGATTTTACCCCTCAGAGCAAAGATACTTTTTATTATAATTGGAATTGGTGGAGGTTAAGAGCGGAAGACGGGTTAGCAGTCAAGTATGATACTCAAATGGTTCCAGGGCTAGTTGCTTATCGTGATTTGCTTATTGGTTATTATAAGCAGGTTGTTGAATACTTAGAAAAAATTGGTTTTAGTGGAGAGAACGCTCGGCAAGTTGGATTTGAGCCAGGAACCCATAAACGAGTCTCTTTCGTAGGAAACTATAAAATTGAAAGATTTGATTCTGAGTTTCCTAATATTGATATCCGGCATACAGGCAATTTAACCACTTCCAAGTGGAATCAAGATGATTTTAGAAACCAAGCCAACTGTCAAAACTGGCAGGAAACATACAATATTCCTGGCTGGGGAGAGACAACAGAGCTTATTAAAAAATTTAAAAGGGGGGAATAATGGCAACACCTGTTCTTAAACCATCATCAAGTGAAAAAATAGAAAAAGATATGTTGGAGGTTCTACGCTCTGGTTGGTGGGGCTATGGGCCAAAGACAAAAGAATTAGAAGTTAAATTCGCAGAAATGGTGGGTAAAAAGTATGCCATTGCGGTTAATTCTGGCACTTCGGCTCTTGATTTGTGTTTAAAGGCTTATGGAATAAAAGGCGGAGAATTAATAACAACTCCCATGACTTTTGTTTCTGACGCTATTGTTGGCGAGTGGAATGGAATGGAGGTTACCTTTGCCGACATTGAAGAAGAGAGTCTTTGTCTTGACCCAAAGACAATTAAGTTTTCTCAAAAAACAAATGCGGTTATTCCTGTTAATTCCCATGGGAGATTGGCCAATATAAAAGGGATTATTGATAACTGGAAAGAACATTATCCAGACTTAAAAACTCCTCTTATTATTGAAGATTGCGCTCATTCCCCGTTTGTGCCTGGGGTTGGAGAATACTCGGATATTCAGATTTATTCCTTTCAAGCGGTAAAAGCAATTCCGGCAGGAGACGGAGGAATGATTACTACTGATGACGAGCATATTTGGAATAGGCTAAAGGCTTTAACTTGGCTGAATGTCCAAAAAACAATAGACAGAGTAACCGAGGGAAAATACAATTGGGATTATGATATACAGTCTTCCGATGGAATCAAGGCTTATATGAACGACCTAACAGCCGTCATTGTTTTGGGCCAGATGGAGAGAAAAGATGAATTATTGGCAAAGAGAAGAGCCGTGCAAGCAGTCTATAATGAGGCGTTTAAAGATTTGTCACAAGTAAAGACTCCTCCTTTTTCCTACACTTGCCAGTATTACACCATGCAAGTAGAAAAAAGAGATGAACTAATCCAGTTTTTAGCCGATAATGAAGTCCATACCTCGGTTCATTTTAAGCCTCTTTCTGAAATGAGTTATTGGAAAAAAGCGATCAAAAGGCCTCTCCCTGTAACAAAAAAGGTTTGGCCTAAACTTATCAGTTTGCCCGTTTATCACGATCTTGGTTGGGTTGAGGTTGAAAGAATTATTAACTTAGTTAAGGAGTTTTATAAATGAAAATATTAGTAACTGGTTCAACGGGAAGACTCGGTAGTTATTTAGTTCCAGAGTTGGAAAAAAGAGGGCATGAGATTATTAAGACGGGGAGAAGAAAACATGCCGATATTATTTATCCTGTTACTCCCGAAAAATGTGATCTTGTTGTTCACTTAGCCGCATATACCGATGTGGTAAGGGCGGAAAAAGAACCGCAAAGGTGTTTTGATACGAATGTCAAGGGAACTTTAAATTTGGTTTTAGCCTATAAAGACACTCCTTTTTTCTTTGTTTCTACAGAGTATGCTAACAACCCCTTGGGAATTTACGCTTTAAGTAAATACTTGGCTGAGGAGGTCGTTAATACTCATCCCTGTCATTATGTTGCCAGAACCTCTTTTAAACCTACCCCTTGGCCTTTCGAGGTGGCCTATAAAGACCAATATACTATTGGCGACTATGTTGATGTAATTGCCAATCTTATGGCAGACCACATAGAACACTGGTTCATTGCTCCTGGCGGAATGGTTAAAAATGCGTTTGTAATGGTAGGAACGGGGCGAAAAACGATGTTTGATTTGGCCAAAAGAACAAGGCCAGACGTCAAGCCTAATAGTGTTGACGAATACAACAAGCAAATAGGAGCAACTCTTATCCCCAAAGATTACCAATAACTTCTAATTGAGTCCGAATAGTTTTTTCTTCTATTAATAAATCATGGCCTATACTCAAATTGTTTCTCAAATGTCGGGGAATAGTACCCCTTCTCCTTTTGTGGCAAGTGCTTCAACAACCTATGGAGACAGGTCTCCCTATAAAGCTTTTGACTATTCTGTGGGCTATGGAAATCAATGGATGGCCACAGCAACGACAGGATGGTTAAAAATTGATTTAGGAACGGGATACACTGTTACGAGATATATCGTTAAAGAAGGGGGAGAGTCTGGAGAAACAGATAGAACTTGTAAATCATGGACTCTTCAAGGATCAAATAATGATTCTGATTATACTACAGTAGATACTCAGTCTAATCAGGTTTTTTCTCTGGAAGAGGAAAAGGAGTATCTTATTAGTTCTCCTGCTTCTTATCGCTACTACAAACTCAATATCACCGCCAATAACGGAGATGTCAACTATATGTCAGTTGGAGAATTGGAGTTATATTCGGGAACGGCTGAATCAGCCTCTCCGTCAATTTCAGAGTCTGCTTCTATCTCGCCTTCGCCTTCTGTTTCTATAAGTCTTAGTCCTTCGCCTTCACCATCGGTTTCTGAATCTTTGTCAATTAGTCCTTCCGTCTCGGTTAGCCTTTCTCTCTCGCCCTCGCCCTCTGTTTCTATTTCGGCCAGCCCAAGTATCTCTAAATCCGCCTCCCCATCATTATCACCCTCTTTTAGCCCTTCTGTATCTATCTCGAAATCTCCATCGGTCTCTGCCTCGGCCAGTGTTTCAAAATCTCCTTCGGTCTCGGTTTCTGATAGCATTTCCCCATCACCATCCGTCTCGGTCTCAGCTTCCCTTTCCCTATCGCCATCAGTTTCTATTTCTGCCTCTCCCAGTATTTCGATCTCGGCTAGTCCAAGCCTTTCACCAAGTTTCAGCCCCTCGGTTTCTATCTCTTTCTCTCCTTCTGTTTCAGAATCAGCCTCTATTTCTCCCTCTCCCTCAGTGTCGATATCCGCCAGCCCAAGTATTAGTCCTTCAGCCTCGGTTAGCCTTTCTATTAGCCCTTCTCCGTCCGTCTCAGTCTCTGCCAGCCCAAGTATCTCAATTTCAGCCTCGCCGTCCTTGTCTCCATCGGTTTCTATCTCGGCCTCGCCATCAATTAGCCAATCTGTTTCTATAAGCCTTTCTCCATCGGTTTCAGAGTCTGCCTCAAAGTCTCCCTCCCCTTCGGTTTCCGAGTCCGCTTCACCGTCAGTCTCGGAATCTTTGTCAATTAGCCTTTCCCCCTCCGTTTCCGAGAGCCTTTCTATCTCACTTAGCCCTTCGGTTTCAGAGTCCGCCAGCCCTTCAATTTCTGAGTCTGTTTCAATTTCGCTTTCTCCGTCGGTATCGGTTTCTTTATCTCCAAGCCCCTCTCCAAGCGAGGGATACCAACTCTATACCAGAGGAGATTACGCAGGACTTCCAGATGATAACAATGATCTCGAAACACAATATTCAGAACAAGACCTTCTTGATGTTTCTGAAAAAGACGACGTCCGAGTGGGGCAAACAGCGACAGAGCAGTATATGATTCATCAATACAAAGATTTTGTCGGAGACCACGCTGACTGTGCCTTAGAATGGGAGGGTCAAACTTCTTTAGCCCCATCTTTATCAACTGTCTATCTCCAAATATTTAATCATTCTACTTTAGAGTGGGAAACAGTAGATAGTGATAATTCTTCTTCTGCAAACACGGATTTTGGGCTAGAGGGGATTATTGCCGATTTAACGGACTACAAAGATGACCAAAATATTATTTCTAGCAGAGTTTATCAATTAGCAATTTAAAATGACCGAAATATCATTTTGTACAGCAGTAAAAGACAGACTTTACCATCTCAAGGAAACTTTGCCAGAAAATTTATCTGTAGCATCTGTTTTCCCCATAGAAATGGAGTTTGTTGTTGCCAATTACAATTCGGCAGATGATCTTTCCCTCTGGATTAAAAAATATCCAAAAGTGAAGTACGTAGAAAAAAAGGATGTTTTGTTTTGGGACGTAGGAGAAGCAAAGCATTTGGCCCATAAAAGTGCAATAGGAAAAATTTTGGTTAATTTGGATGCCGACAATTTTTTGACGACTGAATATATTAGTTGGGTCTTAAAGAGTGTTTCGGATGGTTTTTTTTCAGTGGGAAACAATAAGCCTACTTGCGGAGGGAGAGTGGCTATAACTAAAAATGATTACGAAGAAGTTGGCGGTTATCGGTCTGGTTTTATCTATACGGGAGAGCATCAAGACTTGGAATTAAGATTACAAAAATTAAAAAAGGAAGTAGTCTTTACCCCTGTTTCTTTCTTATCGGGGATAGAACATTCTGACAAAGAAAGGTACGCAAACTTAATGGGAAATATACAAAACAAAGAGCAATTAAAAGAAGTTATGAGGAGGCAAAATGTCTTCAATTGTTGATAGCTACAGCGAAACAAACAGAAATGGATATACAAACATCAATAATGGTGGCTCAACTTATGCGGGGCAATCTTTTACTGGTGATGGTGGAACATTAGATAGTGCCGAGTTTTCATTAGCGAGAGGAGATATTACTGGAAATTGTTATGTTGAAATTTATAATCACACTGGAACATTCGGAACGGACGGGAAACCAACGGGTTCTCCTTTGGCAACATCAGATGCAGTTGATGTAACAACCATAGGATATCTTGTTTTTGGACTAATCACTTTTTCCTTCTCAGGAGCCAATAGGATTACACTTACAAACGGAACAAAGTATGTTTGTGTTTTTAAGTTTACAGGAGGAGACGCATCCCACACGGTTCTTCTTGGTATTGATACTAGTTATCCCGACCACAGTGGAAATTTTAGCTATTCATTTAATGGTTCCACGTGGTCAGCTTGGGACACTACTGATTCGCCTTTTTATGTTTATAAAGAAGAAGGGTCTGCCAGTGCTTCTCCGAGTGTTTCTGTCAGCCTTTCACCATCAGTTTCTGCCTCGGCAAGTATTTCCCCTTCTCCGTCGGTGTCGGAAAGCCTTTCTCTTTCGTCTAGCCCTAGTTTAAGTAAATCCTTTTCCCCCTCGGTTTCCGAGTCTTTATCTATTTCCCTCTCTCCGTCAATTTCAGAGTCAGTTTCTCTTTCTCCAAGCCCCTCTATTTCAATCTCTGCCTCTCCAAGCGTGTCAGTTTCTCTTAGCGAAAGCCCCTCGCCATCGGTTAGCGCTTCTCTTTCTATTTCCTCTTCTCCGTCTTTTAGTGTTTCCCCTTCAAGTTCAATTTCTGCCTCGCCCTCGGCTTCGCCGAGCATAAGTGAGTCGGCAAGCATTTCACCCTCGCCTTCTGTCTCAGAATCTTTGTCAATATCGTCGTCTCCTTCTCCTTCTGCCGCAGAGTATGAGCTTTTAACTGATTATTGGGCAGTTACTTTCCCTCAATCTTCTGCTTCTGCCTCTCCCTCTGTGTCAGAATCCGCCTCGCCATCGGTTAGCGCTTCTCTTTC